GGGAGAGGGCGATATATCATGAGGGAAATAGAGAGCAACATAGGAGTGATGACAAATGGACGCTATCGCGACAGCATTCGACCCAACGAGGCGTAATGACGATGTAATGGCCAGTTTCGGATACCGGCTCAAGGGCCAGTTTTCTACAAACGAGGCCCATCGTCGAGTAAAAGAACTGGAATGGCTGGAGTCTCTCAGGCAGTATAAGGGACTTTATGACCCAACCGTACAGATTGAGCCGGGGAATTCAAGGGTATATCCGAAGCTTACTCGCGCGAAGGTGAACATTGTTCTTTCGCGCCTGCACGAAATGCTCTTCCCAGAGACAGATAAGAACTGGGAGATTGACCCTTCTCCTGACCCGACGGTTGACGCGGAGATTGTCGCGGAGATTGTCATGTCTTTATTGCAGCAGGACCCGCAGACCGGGCAGATGGTCCCTCCGTCAGAAGACGATGTTAGGATGGGTATTAAGAAATATGCCGTCGATGCCTGCGAGAAAATGTCCAACGTTATGGATGACCAGTTTGTCGAGATGGATTACTCTGAAGAGGTTAAGAAAGTCCTTCGCTCTGGCCTTATCTATGGCACCGGCATTATGAAAGGGATTATGCTGAATCCCAGGGTAAAGAGAAGCTGGCAGCGTCTTCCTGGTGGAGAGTACATGGAAAACCAAACTAAGGAAGATATTCCTTTCTTTGAGTTTACCCGCATCTGGGACTGGTATCCGGATATGAGTACCACGGATGTGGACAAGATTGAAGGTTCTTTCGAGCGCCATGTCATGACCAAGCACGACCTGCGGCAACTGGTTAAGCGGGGCGACTTCTACGGCGACTTGATTGCTCAATATATGAAGGACCATCCTAATGGAGATTACACTGCCAAAAATTGGGAAGTTGATTTACAGACGATTGAGGTAGAAGCGGGCTCCGGGACCAACACGAAAACGATGACCTCCTCTGGAACTGTTGTCAGCGAAGATTACCGGTCAACCAACCGGCAGTTCGGCAATAAGTATCAGGTTCTCGAATATTGGGGATATGTGGACGGACGTGACCTGGAGGCTTGTGGATTAGATGTTCCTGACGTAACCCTGGAATACGCAGCTAATGTATGGCTCCTGGGGAATGTTCCAATCAAAGCCGTGTTGTACGAGGGGGCTTTGGGACAGTATAAGGTGTTCTATTATGAGAAAGATGAAACAAGTATCTTTGGAGAAGGTCTCGCAAGAATTATGCGCCATTCGCAAATCGCTATTGCCGCGGCTGCTCGAATGGTATTGGACAACGGGGCGTGTGTTGCGGGCCCCCAGGTTGAGGCAAATATCTCCCTCCTCACTCCGGATACAGATTACAACTCCGTTTACGCTCGGAAGATGTGGTTCCGGGAAGGAAAGGGTATCGACGCCCAGTATCCTGCGCTCCGGTCGGTAGAATTCAATTCTCATATCCCTGAATTATTGAGCATTGTCGAGGCTTTTAAGCAGTTTGGTGATGAGGAGACGACGCTTCCCACGTGGATGATGGCTCAAAACGTCAGTAATGAGACGGCTCAGGCCACCTCCAGCCGTATGGCCACGATTACCATCTCCATTAAAGATGTTGTGAAGAATTTCGACGCGTTTACCGAGAAAATTATAGCGGATTTGTACGCCTGGAACATGGAATTTAACCCCCGTAAAGATATTAAGGGGGATTTCCGCTGTAAAGCGCGCGGCGTTTCGTCCCTGGTGATGAAAGAAATCCGCATGCAGGCTCTGAATCAGCTATCGACGACACTCACCCCCGAGGATTGGGTCTATATCCCGCGCCGGGAGTTCCTTATTGACAAATTTAAGGCCCATGACATCAACATTAAGCTGCGCACTGAAGAAGAAGCGGCTAAAATCCGCGAAGAAGAGCAGAATTCCATCCAGATGCAGCTCGCCATCGAGATGCAGAAGGCTGAAATCGGCTACAAGAAGTCCCAGACCATGGCCCAGCTCACCAAGGCCAAGGAAAAGAACGTCGAAGCCAATGTTAAGGCCCAGGCTCCGCCGGAACAACAGGAGCAGGTGGACCCGAGGCTCCAGGATGAGCAGGTTGCTCTGGCCACGACCGAGAGAATGTCCAAGGCGGCTCAAATGAGGCGTGAAGATGAGGCCCACCAACAAGAAATGGTCCATAAAGAGGACGAGCATGCGCTGAAAATCGCCTCTGATGCGTCTGCGGCGGCCCAGGAGCTTGGAATTAAGAAACAAAAAGCGGAACATGATATGAAGATAAAGGCGGAGGCCAGTAAAGCGGCTGCCCAGGCTAAAAAGGCTGCGGCAAATAAGCCGAAAGCTGGAATTAAAAAGGAAAAGTCAGAAAAATAACGAGGAGGGATTATGGCAATGGGGAATAGTGGAGGAGGACCTGCTATCAGGCCCATCCATCCAGTAGCGGCGGCGGCAATAGCGGATTTTAGGGCGCTAAAACATCAGGATGCTGGTGGAATCATAGTGAAATTGTTTGATATTTTGCTTAATGATTGCCGGATTGAAAATGACACGGCAGAGCCCAACGCCGTTATTAGAAACCAGGGCAGGATTGATATACTGCTGCGGATTAAAAGCCTCCTGGAAAGAGATTATCCTACGCAGCAATAAAATTAGCTTGAAATGTTTGACAAATTAGAAAATCACGTGTTAATAAGGTAATACGAGAAATGAGTGAAGTAAAGCAGGACCCAAACAAAAAGAAAGAAATCGAGCAAATTTGGGTTGCCATCAGGAAAGATGAGGTTGTTGAAATACTCAAATCTATTGAGGCTTTAAAAAGGAAGTTGTTAAAAGTATTACAGATATAACGGCTTAAAGCTCAATTAACACGCGAGACCAAAGGCCCACCATGGAGAAATCCTGGTGGGCTTTTTTATTTTAACCGAAAGGAGAGGGAAAATGTCGAAAGAAGACACCAATGCCGAGGGAACATTGGAAAATCAAGAAGTCGGAGACCAGGTATTCAATGATGCGTTCGATGCGGCAGAGGGTGGAGCTGCGCCTGCGGCAGGAGAGGAGGCGGCGGGTCAGTCTGCTCAAGCCGCCTCTGATGCAGAAGCCTCCACAGCTGGCGATGCCCAGCCTGCGGCTGGAAATAATGCTCAATCCGATGCCGAAGCTGCAGCAGAAGCTCAGCGGCTAGAGGAAGAGAAATATGAGCAGCGCTATAAGAGTTTAGTGGGTGTTCATAAACACGATAAAGAAAGCTGGGAAGCCGAAAAGGCTGACCTGGTGGCCAAGTTGGAAGCAGCAACAAAGGTGCCTGCGACCCCTACACAAGAGGAGTTGGCGGCGAAAGCAAAACCATCGGGGAAGTCACTCTATGAATCATTCCGCGATTCTCTTACTCCTGAGCAGAAGGAAGAGCTGGATGAATATGAAAGAGATTTTGACATAGTCTCCAAGATGGAAGGCCTAAAAAGAGACAAAGCAATGGAAGCTTTTGAGAATCGTCTCAAGCAGTTCCAGGATGAGATTCTTTCCAAGCTTACCCCCGCCCAGGAACTCTTCACCAAGGTCGCAGACGAGAGGGAAGCTCAGTTAAAAGAGCAGCACTTCGGCACAATTGCCGGTGCCCATCCGGATTATGAGAAATACCGTGATGATGGGTCCATCCTGAAATGGATAGAATCCAAACCCGGGTATTTACGAAAAGGTATGCTCGATGTGTACCAGGCCGGTGAGGCGCAGGAAGTGGCTGACTTGATATCTGACTTCAAGAAAGAGAACAATATCGAGCAATCACAATCCTCAGCAAACTCTCAGGTCGTTGATTTGCAATCCAAGCGTGAAGCGAAAAGACAAGCTATGCAGTCCGTTACCGGGCGTCGCGGCTCAGTCAACCCAGCCACGGTTGTTGCCAGCGATTTTGAAGGAGCCTTTGAGGAAGCTCTTAATAAATAGGAGGAAGTAAAATGGCAATGACAGTTTATGGGGATATTACCCCTCGTACCGCAGCCTATGCGGCAGTAGAACTTTTGAAACGGGCAATGCCCTATCTCTGCCTGGAAAAATTCGGCCAGGCAAAGTCAATGCCGGGCAACAAGACCCAGTCCATGAAGTTCCGGCGTTATAATTCCCTGGGTCTCCGCACAACGGCCCTGACCGAAGGCGTCACTCCGGCGTCCGATAAGATGACCGCGACGGACATCACCGCCACTCTGTATCAGTATGGCGGATTGGTGGAAATCACGGATGTCATCCAGGACACCCACGAAGACCCGGTTCTTCAGGAAGCCATCGCGGTAAGTGGCGAACAGGCCGCGAAGACGGTTGAAACATTGCGCTATAACGTCTTAAAGGCGTGCACCAATGTTTTCTATGCCAACGATGCCGCTAACCGCGCCGCCGTGGCCACCGTACCCATTCGTGCCGACCAGCGCAAGATTGTCCGCGCCCTGGAACGCCAGGAAGCCCAGCATGTGACTTCCATTGTAAAGTCCACCCCGTCGTTCAACACCGAGTCCATCCTCCCGGCCTATGTCGGCGTGACCCATGTTGATATGACCTCGGATATCCGTGCCCTTACCGGCTTCACTTCCGTTGCAGATTATGGGAAAGTGGCCGCATGGGAGACCGAAATTGGTGCATGTGAAGATGTCCGTTACATCAAATCCACCATTTTCACCCCCTATGAGGATTCCGGCTCCGGGACCACGACTGGTCTTTTGACCACGTCCGGTGCCCAGTGCGACGTTTATCCCATTATGTATTTCGGCAAAGACGCCTATGGCATGATTGCCCTCAAAGGCAAATACGCCATCACCCCCATCGTCATCAACCCCACTCCTTCGAAGTCCGACCCGTTGGGCCAGAGAGGTTCCGTGAGCTGGAAGACGATGCAGACGACCGTTATCCTGAATGACGCATGGATGGCTGTACTCGAAGCATGTTGTACTGATTAAGTTTTTTGCCCTTAACTGTGTAGGTAAGTAGAAATGGCGAAGTTCAGGGGAGCAATTTTAGAATGTAAGGAATGCGGAAAGGAGTTCAGAGTTTCTCCTTCGCGTATCTTAACGGCCAATTATTGCTCAACGGAATGTGCCGATGTCCATCGGAATGACAAGAGGAAGATGGCTAAATTGAAAAGAGTCTGTCCCCAATGTGGAAAGACTTTTAAAATCTTCCAATGCCATGATGACCGGAGAAAGTTCTGTTCTTACGAATGCAAGGACAGGGCTGCATCATATTCCGTTCCGCTGGATAAGCATTTTTACAACCGTACATTTTGGAGAAAGTTAAGGGCATTAATCTTAAATCGCGACGGGTACACATGCCAGAGATGTTACGCGATGGATAAGCCATTACATGTCCATCACAAAGTAAAAAGGTTTTTTGGTGGCTCGAACGAGGAGGACAACTTAATTACTCTTTGCAACCGCTGCCATAAAATTGTTGAGGCATGCTGCACCGATTAATCCGGATAGAGTTGGTCCGAGAGAATATACAAGCGCCCCGCTCATCCCAGCCGGGCGCGCCATCTGACCTCATTAGTCTGGGACAACGCAACCCATTTTCCTTAAGGAGGAAACAACAATGGCTTATAAGAAATTTGATGAAGCAAGCGAAAAGGTAAACGCGAGCAAATACGACGTTAACGATGCTTTCCCCGTGGAGGCTATGCGTCGAGCCCTTCAGGGCATCGCGAATAGAGTCATCGGTGGTACCAATGGTACCCAGGGGCCTTTGGTCTCCCCGACCTTAGCCCTCGGCACGACCTGCGGATTTAAAAATACGAATGCTGTCAGCATTATCACGAACGGTGTTCTCACGGCTGTGGCGGCATGCGATAACCGTTACTTCCCGAAACAGGGCACCCTGGGCACGAACAAAGTGACCAAGTTCCTCATCTGCAGTAAAGATGGAACTTCGAGCACGGTTATCGGCCCCGGCAATATCGTGGATAAGGGTGATTATGCAAGCGCGACTCTCGCAGCCGCAGCCTGCAAACTCCCCGACCTTCCGGATGGAGCCTGCCCGCTGGGTTATGTAACCCTGAGCGCCCCCGCCGCAACCGTTCTGGTTCTGACAGACGGCGCATGCACCGCTGCAGCAGGCCTTGGTTATGTTATTGGAACCGGCGGCACTGCAGGAACTGCGACCTACACCAACCTGTGGGGTATGCCGTTCGACGCGTAGTAGTCTTTTATAGGTGGGGCTTTCTGGCCCCACTTTCATTAATTAAACCTGGAGGGAAAAGTTATGCCAAGAGTAAAGACGGAAGAGCAGAAGCATCCGGAGAACTTCTTTCATGGTCCTGCGGGCCAGATAAGAGACCGGATTATTATTCACGAAGCGGAGGATATTCCGAAGGAAGGGTTATTCATTTCTCTTAATGGATATCCATTTCTGTGCAAGCCCGGGGTCGCCATAGACATTCCGCGGCCTGTGCGCCTGATGCTGGATACGAGGATTACCCGCGTAACCAAGCATGACGAAAACGGCAAGGAATACACCAAGGATGTTAAGCGAATCAACTATACCCTGGTGAAAGAGGGGGTCAATATCGAGGAAAAGGTAGAAGCCCCGCCCCCGAACGCCGTAGTTAATACTGCTCGTCCCGAGGCAAAGGAGCTGTAAATGAACGGCAAAGAGCTTGTTGCCCATCTTAGGGAAAGCATCCTGGACGATATTTATGCCCCTCAGTTATGGTCGGATACGGAACTGCTTCGTATGTTGAACTATGCTGAGGTCCAGGCCTGCCGCCGCGCTCATTTAATTATTGACGCGACGACGCAGAATGATTTAGGAACAGCGGCCACGGCGAGCACGAATGGGACAGCCGGAACAAATGGGATTCGGTCCCTTTGCTGGGTCCCGATAGTTGCGGACCAG